TGGTATTATGCAAGGTTTATGTAACGCTAACTCTTTAATCTTTAAAGATGAAAATTTACATTGTGATTTTGCAATTCATTTGTTGAATAATCATATTGAAAACAAACCAAGTGAGAAAAGAATTAAAGAAATTCTATTATCCGCTTTGGAAATTGAAAAAGAATTTATCACAGAATCATTACCAGTATCTCTTATTGGAATGAACCAAAATTTAATGAAACAATATTTGGAGTTTGTGGTAGATGGTCTACTTGTTAAATTTGGATGTAAGAAACAATTTAATGTTGAACAACCATTTAAATTTATGGAACAAATTGCCGTTGAAACAAAAGGTAATTTCTTTGAGTCTAGAACTGTTGAATATCAAAAAGCAAAGTTAAATGAGACTCTCTCCTTTACTGATGACTTTTAATTTACTATCTTTTTAAACTATGATGTCACTAAGAATTAAAAAACGTAGTGGAGACGATGCGTCGTTCAATCCACAAAAAATTTATCAAAGAATTAAACGAGCTTCAAAAGGATTGAACGTTAATTCTGATGAAATCTTTATTAAAGTGATAACCTCAGTTCCGACTGAGGGTCTTATCACTACAAAGGATTTGGATAAGTTAATTTATGAAATTGCTGCGGCTTTTACAGGAAGTCATCATGACTATTCTCGTTTGGCTTCATCAGTTGCTATTTCATCTTACCATAAAGAAACTGACCCAAGTTTCTCAAATACGATGAGTATATTACACGTTGACGGTATTGTGAGTAATGAGTTAATGGAAATTGTTGAGTCTTACGGACCAAGTAAGATTGATGAGATTATCAATCACGATAACGATTATAACTTTGACTATTTTGCTTGGAGGTCTTTATCTGAAATGTATTTGTTGAAATTACCAAGTGGTAAGGTTGTTGAAAGACCACAACATATGTATATGAGAGTTGCTCTTTGGGTGACCAATACATTTGAAGAGGCCGTTGAGTATTACCAAGCGTTATCAAGTCAAAGAATATCACCAGCGACTCCAATTATGATTAATGCGGGTACAAAGGTTCCACAACTTGCATCTTGTGTTCTTCATTACAACGATTCAGATTCTCGTGAAGGATTGTTGAATACTATGAGAGACATCTCAACATATTCATCTGATGCTGCGGGTATTGGATTATCAATGTCAAATATTCGTAGTAAAGAAAGTCGTATTACATCTTCAGGTGGATATGCTGGTGGACTTTTGAAATACTTAAAGATTGTTAATGAGTCACTTCGTTTCTTTAACCAACAAGGACGTAGACCTGGTTCAGCTGCCATCTATTTGGAACCTTGGCATAAAGATATCATGGATTTATTGGAGATTAAAAAGAACACAGGTGCTGAAGAATTGAGAGCTCGTGATTTATTTACCGCACTTTGGATTCCTGATAACTTCATGAAAGCAGTTAAGGATAATGACGATTGGTATTTGTTCTGTCCTAACGATATTGTTAAGGCGGGAATCAAACCATTACAAGAATCTTATGGTACTGAATATGAAGAAAATTATCAGTTAGCGGTTAATATGGGTCTTGGTAAAAAGGTTAAAGCTCAAGAAATTTGGAATAAGATTATTGAATCTCAGATTGAAACAGGTGTTCCATATTTGTGTTCTAAAGACAATGCTAACAAGAAAACAAATCACCAAAACATTGGTGTCATCAAACAATCAAATCTTTGTAATGAGATTTACCAATACACTGATGAAAAGACAACCGCAATCTGTACTCTATCATCTATGGTATTAAAGAACTACGTTAAGGACGGGGAGTTTGATTTTAATGGATTGTATGGAGAAACACGTAAAGTCGTTAGAGCATTAAACAAAGTTGTTAATATCAATAACTACTCAACTGAGAAAGGACGTAAAGGTGGATTAGAACAAAGAGCAATTGCTATCGGTACCCAAGGATTGGCAGATGTATTCTATTTGATGGATTATATTTTCACATCAGAAGAGGCTCGTAAGTTAAATAAAGAAATTTTTGAAACTATCTATTTCGCAGCAATTACTGAAAGTAATAGATTGTGTATGGATGGTAAATATGAACCATACGCTCACTTTAACGGGTCACCTATGTCACAAGGAGTATTCCAATTTGATATGTGGGGATTGAAAGAAGATGAGTTATCAGGAAGATGGCCTTGGCAAATCTTGAAAGAGAATGTTAGTAAATATGGTGTTTGTAACTCTTTATTTACGGCTCAAATGCCTGTCGCGTCATCAGCAAAGATTACAGGTTCATATGAAATGACAGAACCCGCTCACTCAGCAATCTTTAACCGACGTGTTGTTGGTGGTGAGATTATGATTGTTAACAAGTATTTGATTAATGATTTTGAGAAGATTGGAATTTGGTCTGAAGATTTGAAGAATGAAATTATCATGAACGAAGGTTCAATTCAGAATATTAATTTCCTTAATTACTTGGATACTGAAGATAAGAGATATAACTTTAAAGTTAAAAGAATTGAACATTTAATTCAGAAGTATAAAACAATTTGGGAAATTTCACAAAAGGCATTGATTGAAATGGCTGCGGATAGAGCACCATTCATTGACCAATCACAATCAATGAACATTTATATGGGTAACCCAACGTTGTCTAAGATTTCTTCATCACATTTTTATGGATGGGAAAAAGGATTGAAAACACTTTGTTACTATGTTAGAACAAAGGCAATCTCAACTGGAGCAAAACACTTGGCGGTTGACATTTCAAAGGTTAACAAACCAAATCCAACTCCTGAACCTCCAAAGGTTGATTACAGTTCAATGAACTTACCTCCAAAACCTGACAATAGTCAATTTGATTGTTTTGGATGTTCTTCTTAACAAATCCGATGTGTTATCCCGAGCTAGGTCGGGATTTTTTATTTTAACTATTTATCAAATAACAGAGGACTTTATATTTATTTGATATGGCAAATGGAAAAACATATGGTATAGATTTTCCTTTCAGAACATCTCAATTTGGTAAATATTTAAGTTTATCTCAAACTGCGGATGATGAAATCAGGAATAACTTAGTGCATTTATTGTTGACTAGACGAGGTAGTAGATATTACCTACCTGATTTTGGAAGTAGATTGTATGATTATATTTTTGAGCCAATGGACAGTCTAACTTTTGATAGTATTGAGGCGGAGATTAGACAATCTTGTGAGAGATATATACCAAACCTTAAAATTTCAAAAATTTCAATTACTGATGCGTCAAATGATGATGTTGATTCTGCAACATCTGTTGAGGATTCTGGTGGGAGAACATATAATATGACAGGAATGGGTAATAGAGAATACACCGCAAAAGTTAGAATTGATTACGTTATCACCGATAATGTATTTAACTCTAAAGATTTTGTAATTATTAATATATAATATTATGGCTGAAAAAAGAATATCCTATACAGTTAGGGACTTCCAAGGATTAAGAACTGAACTTGTTAATTATGTTAAAACTTATTATCCTGAATTAATTGATAATTTTAACGATGCTTCCGTGTTCTCTGTGTTTATGGATTTAAACGCTGCGGTTGCAGATAACTTACATTATCATATTGATAGAAGTGTTCAAGAAACTGTCCTACAGTTTGCTCAACAACGCTCGTCGGTTTATAATTTGGCTAGAACTTATGGTTTAAAAATTCCCGGACAAAGACCGTCAGTATCATTAGTTGAATTCTCCATTACAGTTCCTGCGGCTGGTGATAAAGATGATGAAAGATATGAAGGTATATTAAGGAGAGGTTCTCAGGTTGTTGGCGCGGGACAAGTATTTGAAACCATTTATGATATTGATTTTACATCACCATATAATGCTCAAGGGTTTCCGAATAGGTTAAAAATTCCAAATTTTGATTCAAGAGGGAATCTTATTAACTATACAATTACTAAAAGAGAATTAGTTGTAAATGGTGTTACAAAAGTATTTAAACAAGTAATAACCCCAAATGATGTTAGACCATTCTATGAAATTTTCTTACCTGGTAAAAATGTTTTAGGTATTACAAGTATCATCCAAAAAGATGGAACAAGTTATGCTAATGTCCCAAGTCCTCAAGAGTTCTTAGGTACTAATGGTAGATGGTATGAGGTTGATGCGTTGGCACAAGATAGGGTTTTTATTGAAGACTCAACTAAACCATCAGACAAGCCTGGTGTTAAAATTGGTAAGTGGATACAAACCAATAACCGATTTATCAGTGAGTTTACTCCTGAAGGATTTATGAAGTTAACATTTGGTGGTGGAACGGGTTCAGCTGAAGACCAACTTAGAGAATTTACAAATTCAGGTAACTTACCTACAATTCAAAATTTTTTAAATAACTTTTCATTAGGGTCAACCTTAAAGGCGAATACCACTTTGTTTATACAATATCGTTCAGGTGGTGGAGTTGGAAGTAATTTAGGTGTGAATACGATTAATCAAATTGGAACTGTAATATTTGTTGTAAACGGACCTTCCGAAACTACAAATACTGCGGTTGTTAATTCATTGAGATGTAATAACGTAACTGCGGCTATTGGTGGGGCAGGACAACCAACGTTAGAAGAAGTTAGAAACTATGTGGCATTTAACTTTGCAAGCCAAAACAGAGCGGTAACTGTGAATGACTACGAAGCTTTAATTAGAAAGATGCCAAGTCAGTTTGGTGCACCTGCTAAAGTTGCGGTAATGGAAGAAGAGAATAAAATTAAAGTTAAGATTCTTTCATACGATACTAATGGGGCGTTAACTAATACGGTATCAAATGCGTTATTAGATAACTTAGCAACTTATTTATCAAACTATAGAATGATTAATGATTATATCGCAATTGAAACTGCGGATGTTGTTGACCTAAGTATTGACCTATATGTTGTATTAGAGTCAACTCAAAATCAGGGTAATATTATTACATCAATAATTGACAAGGTGTCAAGTTATTTCAATCCATCAAATAGAGAACTTGGTCAGAACGTTAACATATCTGAGATTAATAGAATTTTACAATCCGAAAATGGTGTAATTTCAGTAACTCAAATTGATATTTTTAACGAGGTTGGAGGTGAGTATTCGTCATCTCAAACATCAATGGCTTACTCAAATACAATAACTAGACAGATTGAACCTCAGGAAGGGACAATATTCGCATTGCCTAATCAAATATATCAAATTAGGTTCCCGACAAAGGACATTAGAGTGAGAGTTAAAAACTTCCAATCAGTTACACTTTCTTAATTTATTTTATTTATTTAGGACTTATAATTTAATTGATTGTGTTTATAAAATGCAGTCATAACTATTTATGAAATAAAGTCCGATGAGTAAAATTTATAGGATAAAAACAACTCCTGGAATTGACCAAAATTTAACAGTAAACATAAACCAAGATTTTGAAGAGATTGAATTACTATCTCTTAAAATAAGACAAGAAGATGTTTACCCAATCGGATGTGCCAATTATGGAGTCATTGCGGGAAGAGTATTTGTGAACGGGGGATATGGACTACCAAAGGCTAAAGTATCTGTATTTATACCTCTTAGACCTGAAGATGAAGATAATCCTGTCTTAACTTCATACTATCCTTATAGAACTCTTGAGGATGTTAATGAAGATGGGTATAAATATAATTTGCTACCATACGTAGCTTCTTATAGTGGACACTCACCGACAGGGACATTCCCAACAAGAGAAGATGTATTAAAAGACCCAGTTGCTTCGGAACTTTTTGAAAAGTATTACAAATATACTGTAACGACAAATGAAAGTGGAGACTATATGATTTATGGAGTCCCACTTGGGACTCACACGATAGTTTTAAATGTTGACTTATCTGATATTGGGGAGTTCTCAATGACTCCTCAAGATTTAATTAGAATTGGAAGAGGAACTGAGAATCAATTTAATGGTAGTTTCTTTAGGTCTTCAAATAACTTTAATGAACTTCCGCAGATTGTTTACGAAACTAAGATAGTACAGGTTAATGCATTTTGGGGTCAAGATGATACCTGTCAAGTAGGAATTACTCGGGCAGATTTTGATTTGAGTAGTGGGCAAAATAATATTACCATACAACCAACTGCGGTATTTATGGGTTCTATATTTTCTTCTGAAACCACTAAAAAAGTTAAAAGAAGATGTAAAGTTAAATCTAAATTAGGTCAATTATGTCAATTAACTACAGGACCTGGACAGATTATTGCTATTAGACAAACTATAGATATTGATGATGATGGGTATCCTGTCTTAGAAAAATATGATTTACCACAAAACGGTAAATTGATAGATGCTGACGGGACTTGGGTAATTGAAGTCCCTATGAACTTGGACTATGTTTACACTAATGAAAATGGTGAAAGAGTATTAAGTGATGACCCTAAATTAGGAATTCCTACAAATGGTAAATATAGATTTAAAATTAAATGGCAACAACCTGCGGGACTTACTGAAGAAAACAGAAGAGGGTATTTCTTAGTTCCAAACATTAAAGAACACGGATGGACAAACAGTGGGGAAGACCCTCTATTACAGGATACTGAAACTTTTACTATTCAAACTAATGACCCAGTTATTAATATAGTCGGACAATCAGGTTATGTGTATCGTGTTAAGTCAAAAACAAATGTAACTGATTTTGTTGTTGAATTAGACGGTAACCCATACGTGGGTAACAAAAATGACATTTTATTAAATTCAAATGATATTATTTCTATAACTCCCACATATGAGGATGATGAAGCAACATCTACTTGGGTGTTTGAAAAAATACCTTTGGTAAAATATAGATTAGAAAGGTCATATGCATTTAGTTTAAGTTGGTATGATTACAATGACCCTCAGGAGGCTATTGATTGTATAGACACGTTTTATTTTATGAAATATAATAAAGTATATACTGTGTCACAATTATTAGATAGATATACGTCAAGAAGATTTACTTGGAATACTTTACAGATAAAAAATATAAACACAGATGATTGTGATGAATCAACTAATAAATTACCTGTTAATGATGTTCAGTATAGATTTGTTCCAATATTCATATTACTAAGTTTCTTTTTAACTCTTATGAAATTTTTGCTTAGGGCAATTATCATTCCTATGCATTTATTAGCGTTCTTATGGCCTGTAATCTTCTTGATTATGCAACTTGTGTGGGTTATACAAATGTTAATACACGGAATATGTAAGGCGTTAAATAAAATTAGAGGATGGTTAGGTAAAGCAAAAAAAGAATGTGGTGAAAAACCAAAAAGAACAAAATATGCGGATAACTGGTTTAGAAATGTAAAACTACCTCTTTTATTATACACTGAAGATGGGTGTGAAAGATGTGATTGTAAAGATTCTGAAATTGACCTTAGCGGTAATGAAACTGCCGATGGGTTACAACAAAACGCAACAGACGCTAGAACAGGAACAATAAATAGTAGCCCACTTGCGGATTTTAATAGTGCAGATGCGTATACTGTAGGAGATTTCCAACAGGATTTTCCGTATCTATGGGAAGGACCAAATACGACTACGATTTATGAAGACACTCCTAATGATGCTAATGGACCTGAATATCTTGATGTTTTGTTCACAAATTCATTAACAATTGCTGAAAGATTAAATACTTTTAATTTAAAGGATAAATATTTTGATACTACAACTATTAACGGTGGTGTTGGTAGAAATCAAGTTAAGAGAACTGTAACAGGTAATGGTAATATCTACCATTATGATAATACAATGGTCTTGGTTGTTGATGGTTCGGAATTAAGTAATTTTATTTCAGGACAACTAATTTCATTCAGCGACCCAACTTTATCTACCGACCCAAATCTTACAGGTGCGACTGTTAATACTGGAGGAACTAACTCAATAACAGGAACCCCGATTTCAAACGGGGCGCAATGGACGGTTAATTATGCTTCACCATCAAACCCAACTGTGAGTAATTCAGTTACTTATACGATTAACTATAGTGGAGAATCAAAGGATTACTTAACTTTCCCTACTGATATGGAATATTTTCAGGTATTGACTGGATTAACGTTAGGTACATTTTCCGCTTTAACTGAGAATCATACAAATATCAACAGTAATTTCTTAAATAGGTCTAATAAAACTGACTTCTTAAACAGGTATTTGAATAATCAAATGAGAGTTTATGATATTGTTGGGGATTATTTAGGTTCTAATGTTCAAAACCCATGTAAAGATGCTTTATGGAGAAGTATTGGTTTGGCTCCAAACCCTGGATTTGACGCTTCCTCATCTTCAAACATTCAGACTCCTTTATTCTACTATGACGGAGCCCAAAGTTTAGGTATTATTATACTACAAAGAGGTGTTGACCCGCACTCACCAAAAGTACAACAAGAAATTGACTTATCAAGAATATTTGGATGGGCAAACTATGGGCAGGCAGGTTTGACAATAACAGGGGAGTTTAATTTAAATATACCAATACAGTCATCGTCAAGTTCATTAAAATTGCCAAGACATAATCAGTTTACTACAAATAATGCGACTGACTTTGGTAGTAGTATCTTCTTTCAAGGAACATTTGATGTTCAGGGAACATTCTCTTCTTACACAAGTAATTTATTACGGTATTACTCAAGATTAGGGGAGAACGGAAATTCAACAACCGCATCTGTTCCATCCTCAAACTATTTAACAAAGGTCCAAACGGATAGCAATGCGGTTGCTAGTACGACTTCTTGCGGATGTGATACTTTTTACAATTTAAAACTTGGTTGGTGGTTTACTCAAGGAAATAATTCTCAATATGGTTATAGTGTTGGGGAGTATGTTGAAGGGGGAAGTTACGCTGATTTGGGAATGTCAAACTCTATATCTACTTTTTGTGGAGAATCGGTACCAAATGAAGTTTCGGCGTACGCATCATATATTTCAAATATATACCCTTCAAGTACCACAGTTCAAATGGTTAATCCAAGTAAACTAGTAATGAGGACTGACAGATTACCATCTTCCACGCAAATTCCTTCAGGTGATACTACAGGAAACGGAATTTTATTAATGCATCAGAATCCTTCATTTACAATTTATTTATTAGATGAATCTGGTTCAGCTCAAGCTTTAGGAAGTGCTCCTGAAGTGTATACCTTCACTGAAATAGAAACTGAGGATATACCATCACAATATATGAATGTGATTGAGTCACTTTCGGATTGTTCTAAAGCGGTTCCATTGGAATGTTATGTTGTTAATCCCGATAATACAGTATCTATTAAACCTTGTGATGAAAGTAACGGAACTTGTTGTGGTAAAAATTATAATACAGGTGGATTTAGGTCTTGGTTTAATTATGGGTTTGGATGTTATAATTTAGTGTCATTCCCAATTATTTCCATTGTAAAAGATTTCAATTTAATAATTGAATTTATACAAAGATTAAAATTAAATATGGCGTTATGTTTTGATGTGTTTTCACACACATTTGGAAATGCTTGGATAAACGGGACATTATATGCTTTCCCATTCCAAATGAATACATTTTTTGACACTCAAAACAAACCTAACTACAATTATTGTAAAGAATTAATGTATTTTCATGACCCGACTAATAATTTTTATTATAGAAGTTCACCATATAATGATAATAATAATAAATTTATTGGTAGAGATGCAAATGAAAGAGCAAATGATAACGGAAATGAAAAACAATTAGGATTTCCAACAACTATGATGGACTTGGGACCAAAAGTTCCTTACTTACAGGAAATAGTTTTCAGTGATGATTATGATGGATATATTGTTGATAAATTAGATTCAACATCATTCAAAAATGTTTCTGACATATTGAATGTTATGATTTTAAGTAGATTTGTTAATGAGAATTTTCTCAGTCTATTTTTACCTGGTCTTGGTAGTGGTTCTGACCCATCAGTTGCGGGATTCTTTAGAAATAAAAGATGGAACCCAAGTGGAAATATATTATTCCCTGGAACTATTGATGGGGATTACTCACAAATGGCGTCAGTTAATTCTGAATTTGGAATTGCTGAATTCTCACCTGAGGGATATGATATTAATACGTCATTTAAAGTTATGAGAGATAACTCTAATTATGCTTATTTTGAAATATTCTTTTCAGGTAATAATCAAGATAGAGATTACATCACACCAAGAAGAAAAATATGGAATGAGAATGCGTCCACGGCTCCTCTACCATCTGATTTTGGATACATAAGTACATTTTCACAAGAAGTTCCATTCTATGAATGGGAATTTAAAACTACTAACTCAGGAACTATTTTCGGTAATCAGAATAACAATTGGGATACAAATGAAAGTGGATTTTTTAAATACAAATATCAATCAATTGATAGAATTTCACCGGCGTCCCATTCGGTAATTGTTGGGTCAAGTAATTCAAAATATTGGAAAGGGTTTATTTATAATGTAGATAGTAATGGAAATGCGACTGACTCAATACCAAGCGGGTTCCAAGATAAAAGACAGGTTAATAATCCATTTTTCTTTTATTTTGGATTAAAGAAAGGGGCTAGTGCGTATGACAAATTTAAAACTAAATATATAAATGAAACTGATTTATAATGGGTGGTTATGAAAATATAGAGATACTTTTAGGTTCTGCAAAATTTGCAACGAGTCCTAATCGTAATATGAGAATAACTCCATTTTTGGATGGTAAAATTCAGGAACTTGAAGAATATGATAGGTCGGCAATTATAAATTTACCCGAACTTTATAATTCCGAAAGGCAGGAGTGTTCAATATTTAGACCATCGTTTTCAACCAAAGTAATTTTTTACAACGCTTATACTGGGACAACTAATATCAATGGAACAAGTTATGGTCCGTTTTTAAATGAATTATTGTATACTGATGCTGAGAATTCAATAGTTGGAGGAACTCATCCAGGGACTTGGTATGGATATCCACCATATAAAGAATTTAATTTTTATAGAAACGATACTGATAGTGTTCATGTTGATTTTGCAACAAAATCTGCATTGACTTACAATTGGGGATATTATCTAAGTTATGCTTTTGAAAATAACTCAGGAAAAACATTCCAACATTATTTCTCTCCAACCAATTCAATTACTTGGACTTGTTCCGAAGGGATTCCATTTATTATTTCAAGGCAAGAAATGAACGGAAGGGTTTTCATAGTGTTTAGATGTCCGATGAAACATAATTTGCTAAAAGGTGATTATGTTGAAATTGAGTTCCAAGGTGGGTGGGACGGTATTAATGGGAATAAGTATTTCCAAGTTGATATGTTAGGAACTGAAAGTTATGGTAGTGATGAGATAATTTTTAACATTCAGGATATCGGTTACGATAGTCCATTTTTCGCAAACTCCTCAATTGGATTATTTAAGAAGGTTGTTGATATTACCAACCCTGAGGATACTAAATCAATCTACTACGTTAGAAGACATAAAATACTGACTAACACACAGGATTCAATACCATTAAAAGCTGCGTTTTCACAGAACGGGTTCTTTAGTAAGAAAAAATTTTTGACGAGCGCTTTAACGCCTAATTATGTTTCTAGAGTTGTAGAACAAGACGGGTCTCAAAACTTCAACATTACTTTTTCTAAAGACATTATAATATCAGGATATACTGATAATTTAAACCGACCATTAAGTGAACTTTATTTAACAATAATTAATAAGGGATATTTTGGATGGTTTAACCGACCAAGACCCAACACTACAACTAATTCTGCCTTAAAACAAGGTCATAAATTTAACATATCGTTTACCTCTGGAAATTGGTGGGACGACAACAATTTGTTGAACGATACTAATATTGGAACAAATTCATATACTAAAACATTTAATGGTGAAAATTATGAATTTTATTATAATCAAGATTTAGTAAGTGGTGATACTATAGATGGAGATTTTTGTGAATATAATAGTTATTTGCAAGAAGAAAGTGTAATATCTGAATTTTATCATAAGTTTGAATTTAACAATTTGTTGTTTGATATAACATTTAGTGCGTCAACCAATAGAAACGGTTATTATTACAAACCACATAATGGTGTTACGATTAATGTATTTTCTGATTACATTGAGGAGAGTAATGTTTTAGGGATTTTAAATGTTCCACCATACGCCTTTTATTCTGAAACCTTGGGGACCCTAAGATGGAGAGACATTTACCCTTATGGTTATGTTGACTCAAACGGGAGAGGGGTTAATTTCCCATATATGAATAATGCTCATTATCCGTTACAGAATATAGATTTTAAAATATATCCTGAAAATAACATAAACGAATTTGTATTTGGTGCGATACAATTACCTACAGTTGATGATTGTGAATAAATTTAAAATATTAGTAAATGACAACGATAGGGAGATAGTAATTCCTGTTGAAACAAATGAAGATTATTTAGACCAACTAAATAATATTGAGAACTATGATGACCAAGTAGTTAAGAGGGTTATTAACCCCAACGAAGATTACGAAGTTGCTAGATTTACTCACGCTCAACATGATGAATCATTAAGGACTGACGTTAATTATCAATTTTTTTTCACACCTACAGGGTCAACCCCATCAAATATAAATTATGTTAATTCATATGTTAGTGAAGGGTTTACACCCCAACAAATTTATTATTTTTCAAATCCATTTAGAAACTCATTTTTTAAATTGGATTTTTACGATACCACTCAAGATACTAATCAAATTAATTACATTACAATAATATTACCTACAACTCAAGGAGAAACAGAACCTGCAGTTGTTGGAGTTAATAATGTGAATGTTAAAATACCAAAGTATAAATTAGATTTTTTAGGTGATAAAGAAGGGTTTTTCCTATATTGGTTACGAAGTACCCAATACCTAAACATATCTACTTTTTATATGAGTGCAAAGTTTTTTGATGCAAAATTAGGGATTTTTGTAAAGTTTATGAATGCTCCACAAAATTCAATTGGAAGTGGGAATTCAAATTTTAATCCTTCAAATTATTTTTATTATAAGGTTGTTTTAGATTATGAAACTCTAACCTATAAAATTTTTACATTAGATGATGTGAGAGTTGGAGAAACAACCCCAATAACCTGGTATGAATATGTTAACCCATAATGGATAATCAAAATAAATATTATTTTAAAATATCTCCTGAAGTTATATTGAATAAAATTTTCACTATTCAATATCCATCGGGAACAACAAGTAATCAGTTAGATGAAGACCCTTGTTGTGAAGTTACTGCAACAACTACTACGGTTGTTGATTATGGGTATGCTACAGTATATTCTTCTATGACTCAGTTGTTAAGTGGGGGAACTAATGGAGAATCAACTCTTACAGATTTATCGGTTCCAATTCTCTTGTTAGAAAGTGCTGTAGACTACGGACATTATTCAGTGTTTGATGGTGCGATTTCACAAAAAGAAGTGGTGTGTAATTTTATATTTTCCGCAAGTTCGGCCAATCCGTACACAGTAATTGTTTATAATACTTCCAATAATCTTTCAAATTTTATACAACAAACAACTTTTCAAATTGACTGGGGGGATGGGTATGTTGAGGATATTAATACGTTTACACCTGAAAACTTAACACACACTTATAATAATTTTGGGGGACCTGTAACGTATATGATAAATTTAATACAGACGACTCCTTGGGGAATTAATTCTGTGGTTAAATATTTAGAAATACCTTATACGGGTGTGACAGTGGATAATCCGAACGGTACTGCATATTTCACACCTATGAATGGTAATTGGGCTGATACATCAGTATCTTATGACTACATTTTTTCAGGAGATGCTGTAAATTTAGTAAGTGACCAAGTTAGTGGTAATTATATTGATACTCCTTTCTTAATCACTGCTCAAACATCATCAAGATTATCAGAGTTAAGAAGTTACGGACCTCAAAAATACCGACAAACTCTAATAATCCAAAATGGTGAACCTTTTGGACAGATAACTGAAATAAATGAAAACTATACTGCTTATACAATCCAAAATAGTAGTTACGTTGATTTTACTGACGGAGCAACGATACAGGTGTTTGAATCATTTGGTTTAATTGATACTTGGTTAGTTCAAGAACCAATTGTGAAAGAAGAAGAATTAATTAATGTTGCATTTGAGCCCGAAATACAAACGAATGTATTTATTGATAGAGGAAAAAATTCAGGACTTGAGAAAACAGAGAGATTAAATGAGGTGGATAGTATTGGGGACTTGGAAAAATATGGATATAAATTTTTTAAATTTAGTTAAAAATGGCAGTAGGTTCATATGGAACAATTAGACCAGCGGATGTCTCACCGGCAGATATTGAGGTAATATTAAATTACACCCCATCAAGGGATGTGACTAGTAATTTTATTCTGAAAAAATTAGATGCGAGAACAATTATTAGACCTTACTTTAATAATGGTGACACTGGAGGGAATCCTAATATTGAGATATTAGGGGGGTTATATAATCTAACATTACCATCGTCTGAATTTAATAAGTTAGGTATCTATACTTTATATATAAGACCTGCACAAATCAGAACTACAATAACGGATTGTGGAGTTTTGACCTCGTTACCAAACATTAAGGGGATTGTTATTGACATAAGTAATGTTCCTAATGAATTCCAAAATAAATTCATTCCTCAAGAGTTGGTTGGACATCGTGTTGAATACCTAAGAGATTCAGGAGCTAAAATACCTAACTTTTTTAGATTAATCACATCAAATTTTTATTGTGAGGCGGTTACTGAAAATTTAGTTAACTCAGTACAAAAAGCTGTTAGATATAGATATACGGATTCTAAAACTAATTTGATGTTTTGTACTTTATCTCCATCTTCAGCACCTACTTCAAAACCAAATGCAACTCCATTTATCGGACAACCCGGACAAAATATAATAATTAGTAATACATTTTTTAACCCAACTTCTGTTGAAGTTGAGATGGTTGAACACGATGCTTCCACATTGGCAATTGCCTTGTTTGGTAATCAAACAAAATCTATTGATGATGGTATCTACACAATGTATGATAGTGGTAATAACATTTATAAACAATACAATTTGTTTGAAGTAAGAGACCAATATAATAAATTGTTATTTGAAGTTAGACAAGATAGAAATAATAACATTGACTTTAGTAAAAACTTTAACAATATAGTTCAGTAATGGCGAGAAAGTTATATAGATATCCACCGAGACCATCTAGCGGAGCTGGCACGTTTTCGGATAATATTGTTGGATTCCAAGTGGTTGATGGGGGAGGTCTAACTCAAGGTAATTTTGAGTTTACGTCAAGTTTAACTGAAAAGGTTAACCGAACTTTCTCAATTGGAGCATTTTCATCACCAATAACATTAGATAATTTACAGATAGAGTCTGTTGAGGAAACTAAACGAATTGTTGCTAAAGAATTTGGAGTTTATCCAAATTTTGACTTATCTAATGTAACTAAGTTCTCAACATATGGACCATTAACCAAAAGATTTGCATCTTCAATTACACATATTATTAATTATTTTCCTGCAGCAATTGAGTTATATGCTTTAGGGGGTGATTTTATATCGGGTTATACTGCGGTTAACATTGAGTTTGATATTGAAGAAGATACGTCAACTTTTAGTATTCCGATTGGTAAGATAAGTAATCCATTTGAAATTGATTTTACGTCTAATTCTACTAGAAATATTGAAACTAAAGAATTTGAGGTTTCATATCTGAGAAATATGACATTAGAGTATAGTAAGTATGCGGTATATGTCAGAGATATCCAATACGAGATATTAAACATGACCCCAACTACTAGTTTAACTAGTGGTTATCTTAATTTAACTGTTGCAGGTAATCCATTTTCAGGTGAAGTTAATTCTTACGAAACTCTAATAATTAAACCTAACGATTATTACACCGAAGTTGCATTTACTGAACCGTTTGATGAAATTGAGAAATATCTGTTAAATAGATTAGTAACTCCCAAATACAGTGCTATTTTCCAAGTTCCAAAACAAAATGACAACGGCTCAACATTTGTTGGTACTGAAACTGCCACTTGGCCATTGTACGGAAAATGGAATTTGGATATTATTACAAATAATTTCACATCGTATATTAACCAAATTAATACTATCGCTACAAATTTTGATAACTCAAAGACAAATTTAATTTCAAGATTTTTAGTAACGGACGCCTTTAAAGAATTTGATACTTACGACCAAAGAGTTGATAAAGTATTACATATATATGGTAGAAGTTTTGATGAAGTTAAAAAATTCATTGACGCACTTGCGTATATGAATTCTGTAAATTATAATACTAAGAATGATATACCATCGGAACTACTTAAAAATTTGTCACAAACATTAGGATGGAATATAAACGTATCTCCTGTGACTGAAGAAGATTTTTTGAAGTCGGTATTTGGGAATGATACTAAGTCCCCATATCCTGGAATGTCAAGAAGTTTAACACCAAGTGAAATTAACTATCAATTTTATAAAAATTTAATTCTTAATTCGGCGTACCTATTTAAATCAAAAGGTACGAGAAGAGCGTTAGAATTCTTATTAAGATTGGTTGGAGCTCCTGAAGCGTTAATTGAGTTTAATGAGACAGTTTATCTTGCTGACCAAAAAATTAATATGAGAGATTTTAGAACTGAGTGGGCTAAAATATCTGGAGGAACTAAACTTGAAGAGACAATTAGTTTTAATCCTAATGACACATATTCAATTTTTGGACAAACTTTTTCAGGATATACTGCGACCACAAATGTTGTAACGGTAGATACTTTAGAAGGGGATTACCCTATAGATGAAGAGGGATACCCAAAAACACCTGCAAACACTAGTTCATTCTTCTTTCAGTTAGGTGCTGGTTGGTATGAGTTAACACCCCCTCACCAAAGTAATCAGGATGTTAATAATACCGAATCTGTATTCACGGGGCAAAACACTAATGTTCAAACTGATTTTAAAAAATTCACTTATGGACAACAATATCTTGATAGATTTAGAAATTTCCCATATATGGATTTAGGTTTTAAATTAACCAAAATTAGTGATAATAAAAAGAGTTGGTCGTTTAGAGATAAAACTAGAATATCTAATGATGGAGGGTTTAATGCATTCTACTATGCAAATGACGAGAGATTAGTATTGAACGTCAAAAACATTGATTTATTCATGAATCCTGCTGCGGGTCTTGTATTTGATGTGTGGACCATGTCATCAAAATATGGATATCCGATTTCAAATAATACAACACAACAAGTTTATGGTAATGGGATGAGGGTGACATCAAGTGTCCCACCTAATAAACAATCATTTTTTGAATTTGCTAACACATTTTGGCAAAATAAAGTAAATGTTGCAAACCGACAAATATCAAGTGGTTATGATGACGTGTCATTAATTTATTGGAGGTATTTGGAATCTGCAAATCAAGTTGGTATTCCTAATGATAATTTCACATATCAAAAATTAATTGATTATGTTAAAAATTTAGGTACGTATTGGCCAAAATTAGCGGAACAACTAATCCCATCGTCAACTATTTGGAATACGGGTATTAAATATAGTAACGCCCCATTCCAAAGACAAAAACACACATATAAGATTCCAAGAAGTTGTAGTGCGTTTATTCCTCCGACACTTTGTAAACCCTGTATTATTGATGGGGATTTATTTTTACATGGAGCATGTCAGGGAGTAACATCATTTCCAATTTTTCCTTGGTTAAATGGAACGACTAGTTACACAAGTTTCCAATCATTGTTAAATGAAATAATTTTTAATTACGTTTCTCAGAAAATATCGCAAGGGTATACATGTAATCAAAATTCTGTCTCAACAACATGGAAGATGATAGTGTCAATAGATGGTATTGATGTAATTTCAAGTATTATATATAATGGCAATGGACCTACGGATACTCCAAGTAATTCGGATTGGACCAATGCTTTAAATCAATATTTACCGAATTTGGTTAGTTATGGTTATACTTTTGAGATTATTGATAGTAATGTTTTAATAAAGTATTTAGGATTTAGTCCTATTGCGAATAGTAGTAGTATTGAAATAAAATTAAACGTAGATTTTAGTATAAGTTGTAGTTAATGGCACAGAATGTAATTGGTTTAGAAATCCTTGGATTAACCGGATGTTGTGATGGTAATATTTTATGTAGTAGTGGTGCTGCGACACTTAACATATTAACTGGTAGTGGCCCATTTGTTGCACAAATTATTTCACCATATGTTGGAACTTCAGTTTTATTAGTTAGAGAGGCCTATACTTTCACAGGGTTATCTGCAGGTACATATACAATATTTGTTAGTGATTATGACACTCCAGTAAATAATACGGCAACAATTGATTTTTATATTTCATCAGGAATATCGGCAAATACAATTGCTGTTGATAGCACTTGTGGTTTAAATAATGGGGAAATTGAAATCACATTATCACCAAATTTAGGTAATTCAAATACCTTTAGTTTGTACGATGTAGATGATACTTTATTATCTGTAACACAATCAACAGACAATCCATACACAATATCAGGATTATCACCGAATGCTTATTATGTTATTATAGAAGATGGTGGAGGATGTAGTGCCAACACAGGAACTATGGTTATTGATAGTTCTTATGGTAGTTTATCAATTAACGCTGAAGTTACTAATACATCACCATGTGCTTTAACCCCAAATGGTGAAATTTTATTAACACTATATAATGAAATACCTCCTGTTACAGTTACTTGGTCAACTAATGTTGGTGTACAGTCAAGTGATTATAATTTAACAGGATTAACAAATACAAATTATGTTGTAACAGTTAGTGATGGTTCAGGTTGTGAAGTTACTCAAACTGTTATAGTTGGGTTAGACGATAGATTAGGAATTGCGGAATTTTCATTCACAAATCCATCTTGTTTTTTAAGTGATGGCGTTGTTAATATAACATTATCAGGAGGTTCTTTACCTATCACATATTACACGTCAAATGGCTCAACATTTACAAGTGGTAGAACGGTATCATTTACAGGTTTATCTTCAGGGGCGTTTAGTTTTACGGGAGTAAGTAGTACTTGTAATGTAAGTCAAACCTTTAATTTACAAACTGCAAATTCATTCGGAGTAATTTCGTCAAATAATGGATTTAGAGATTGTTCAAATAATAGTGGGTTTATATCAACCACAATTAATGGGGGAGGTGCTCCGTTATCCGCATCCTGTGTTAGTAACAACGGATTTGTTTCTACCCAATCCAATTTACCTGCAAATTCTACAATTACTTTTGGTAGTTTAACTGCTGGGACGTATACAATTAGTATCACTGATGCGACATCCGCCTGTACTTACACTGATACTATAACTTTAACTCAAGATTTAGGATTTGATTTTGAACTTATACCTACTAACACCACTTGTGGAATTAATAATGGGACCTGTTTTATTGATATTACAACAACAATAACTGGACAAACATTCACTTTGGGGTTATCTAACGGAGCGACTATAAGAAATTTAACAACTGATTACACCTTACAAAATATCCCACAAGGAAGTTACGGGGTAACGTTAACAAATAATTCAGGTTGTTCTATAACTAAAAATTTTACAGTAGGTGGTTCAAATGGAGTTGATTTTAATTTAGTTAATTCAGGATGTTTACCACAAGGAACATTAACCGCATTTATTAATAGTGGGACACCTCCTTATACATTAACTTGGGAGGGAGATGTTTCGGGTCAAACAGGATTTGCGGTTTACAATTTAAGTAATGGAAATTATGGATTAACAGTCACAGATTCACAAGGATGCTCAACAAGAAAAACCGTAACAGTAAAATGTGAATTAAGAGAAGTTACAACATATAGTTATGATTTCGGTAGTGGTGATTTTGTTTGTGGAAATGATGATACTGTAGGATTTTTGCAGATGTTAAATCAAACATTTGTTGAATTAACTAACGGACAATCAAATTGTTTAATGAACCTGGCTTATTTTTATGTTGATATTGAAGTGGGAACTACTGCGACAACACTAGATTTATACACGTCTACATCTTTAACTGATGTTCCAACAAATTTACAGTATGCCCAGATTGTTCAAAATTATTTAAATAGTTTAGGAGTATTTGGAAGTTTAATTGTTGATTATGAAAGTGGAAGAATTGTTATAAATAGTTTGTGTGATAATCCTTTACAACCTTCTGATATAGTTAAAATCTCGGTTAGAATTTTAATGAATGTTACTTGTGACCAAGTAATACAAATAACACCAACACCAAGTATCACCCCAACATCAACATCAGGATTAATTCCTGTCCCATCACCTGAAGTTAGTGTCACACCAACATTAACTCCTCAACCTTCCTTCACGCCAACAGTTACTCCAACAGTTACGGTTACCCCTACAAATACTGTAACACCTACAAAAACGATTACCCCAACACCTTCAGACGCAAGTCCATGCTCAATTACTATTGATAGTATTAGTCCATCGGCTTGTGACCCAAATACCTCAACGTATTACATTTCAGGAACTAATGTGGTTCATGTATCTAATCCACCATCAACAGGAACGTTAATAATTGCAAATGGATGTTCTCGTACACAAACAATTTATTATCCACCATTTAGTTCTGATTACAATATATCATTTACAGATATTACTGCTGACGGTCAATACTGCTCAATATATGTTACATTTAGTGATGCTAACTGTAGTGCGTTGTATACATATAAAGCTCCTGATTATTGCAGTAATACACCAACACCAACGGTGACTCCTACTAAAACACCAACACCAACGGTGACTAAAACAGTTACTCCTACTGTAACTAAAACTCCTACAACCACACCCACTCCTACTGTAACTAAAACTCCTACAACTACACCTACACCGACAAAAACAACAATTACATTACCAACACCTACAGTTACACCGACTAAGACAGTAACTCCAACGGTAACTAAGACAGTAACACCTACGGTCACTCCGACTAAAACACCAACACCAACACCAACTAAAACATCACCAGCTTGTGAATGTTATAATGTTAATAATACTAACCCAAGCCCTGTGTCAATTACCTACATTGATTGTATAGATAGAGAGGTAATTATAACTGTTAATGGATTAACGACTAGTCCTAATTTCTGTGCTAAAGGATTCAAACCACCAACACCACCATTTAGAGTATCTTATAATAAGGTTGGAGCTTGTTCCGGAGGATTCTGTCTTACGACCCCAACACCAACACCAACAAAAACAAAAACACCAACCCCAACCTCGGTAAAGAAGTAAAAACTAGTTACAAAATTATTTGAGTTGATATATTTATGAAATAAAGAAATAATATATTATGGCTCAAATATTAATCACCAACTATACCGGTACAGTAACTTCGGATATTGTGGTATGTGAAGCTAATCCAGGACCAACAATTGGGACTTGTTATAATTTAGCAACATTATATGGAACTGCTGGTCAAATATCCCCAACAACACCATTACCCGCTTGGTATACGTTACCAAATGACTTTGATTATGACACATATTGTTATATTCAATTATCGGCGAGTACGACATTAGTTACAGTTCCCCAATTAATTCAATGTGGAGTAGTACCGGAAGAAACTTGGGGATTTGAATCTTGTGGACAACCACTCAATAAAAATATTTATGTATTTTATGATACATCAGGTTCTTATCCTGACGGAATAAATATTACGGGGGAAACTTATGAAACTTTAAGTGGAGCATCTCAATCTATTAGAAATTGGTATTTTGGATTAGTACAAAATAGTGGGTATACAGGACAATTATTTGAAATACCTGTTGCTAATGAAAGATAT